GTTGACGACGACCGCGCGTACAGGTTTGCAGAATGGCTTGGCTTTGAGAACGAGGGCATCATGCGTAAGTACGGCGTAGACGGCGGCGATTACTACAGAATGGCGAGGGTCGCATAATGGAGCCAATAACTGCCGCTATTGTTGGAAGTCAGGCTCTTGGCGGGGTTATGTCTTTCAAAGGGCAACGCGCCGCTGCAAAAGCGGCTGCGCAAGTTGCAGAATATAATGCTCAGGTTGCTGAGAACGAAGCAATCTTGCTTGCCCGTGCCAAGCGCGATGAAGAGGCTAACTTAAGACGACAGAGTGAACGGTTGAAGGGGGCGCAGAGAACTGCTACCGCTGCTTCCGCCATCCAAATGTCCGGTAGCCCGTTGATGGCACTTGCTGATACATACTACGCAACCGAATCGGACGCGGCCCGCTTGAGATACGCAGGGGATATAGAGCAAGTCCAGAAGATTGCTGAAGCTGACTTATCTCGCATACAGGGCTACGCGCGTTCACAAGCGTTAAAAACTCAAGCATATGCTTCTTTGCTTGGGGACGTTGCATCGACATATTCAACATATAAGGCGATTGGGTAATGCCGCAGATTCCTCTTTACAATAAAGGGCTAGGGCCGCAAGTCAGGACTGCAACAGGAAGATTGTCGCCTCGCGCCTCCTCTGCTGCTTTTGAGCAAGTTGGTTTGGCCCAAGCACAACTTGGCCAAGCTATAAGAGATGTCTCCAAGGTCGCCGCCGAGTTTGAAATTGCTAGGCAGGATGCCGAAACAGACCAAGTGGCAGAAGAATACTCTAACCAGATTAGAGACGCATACCGTACCCTTAACAGCCAGCCGACATCTGACATAAATCAGTACCGCGAGTCTGAGCGCGTTGTGCGGCAGGGGTTCATGGATGGCGTGGACCAGATGGGGCAACTAGGCTCTCGTCAAAAACAAGCCCTTAAAGACAAGGTAAACAAATATGCCGGACTGTTTTCTGCGGAAGGTGAGCAGGCAGCGTTTACACGATTTATAGGCAAAGCGTCTGAAACAGCAAACAAACGCGCAACCAATATACTAGAGAGCATCACGTCGGGGACCATGCCCTTAGAAATGGGGCTTGCCGAATACAACGAACATTATGACCGTAGCGTAGCGCGTGGCTACAACATGGAAATGACTAAAAAGCAATTTCGCTTTCGCGCTCTTGGAGAGGGACTAAACCTTCTAGCGCTGGATGAGACGAAAACATTTGAAGACCTTGACGCTGTGGACGAGGAAATTATGCGTGGGCAGGGGGACTACGCTGGGTTGACCCGGGAAGAAAGAGAATCGCTTGCTGGGGTGTTATCCGGCAAGATGCAATTTTTGGAAAACGAGGCCTTGGTAGATGCTCAGACTCAGTTTGACAATGCAAAACAAACTATAACCAACCCATACCAAAGCGCCTTAGAAATGCAGCAAGCTGTTCAGGCAAGCGAATCGGCAATTCAGGCATTTCGCAAGGCGGGCCAGCCAGTAAAAGCGCGGTCGCTTGAGATAGAGCTTGCAGTTAATACAGAAATTGCCAGAGCGCGAGACAGAATGATGTTTGCGCCCAGAGCAGAGATTATAAGGTACACATCTGGCTTAGAAGAACAGGCTGTTGCGGCTAGAGGCACCGACCAAGCCTATGAAATGCAGGAGCGGGTTACTGCGGCTCAACAGTTTTTCCAAACTCGTGAAAAATTAATTGCAGAAGACCCGGCGCTGTATGTCACAGAGATGTACAAAAAAAGTTTTGGGCGCGTCCCGACAATGTCTGAGATTATTGCCTCGCAAACCAAGATGGGCATTGCTGATGGCGACATAAAAGTCCTCACCTCCACAGAGGTTGGGAATGTTTTGGACGCCGCCAAGGAAGCAAAGACTACGCAGGAGTTGACTAAGGCTCTCGCTGTAAAAGTTCCCGTAACGCCAGGAGGGCCTCAGATTGACTTATCTAAAGGCAGGCATGCGCCAATGGTAATGCGTCAACTGCGTGCAGCTGGCTTAGGTTTGGCTGCAAATTATATTGCTAACGCTCCATCAGCGCCCATGTCCAAACAGCTTTTCGCCGCGACTCAACCCGGCGGGATTACAATTAACGTAACGGACACCAGCCGAGATATTGTGCAGTCAAAAGTAAGGGCTAACGAGCTTGTGATTAGCCACAATAAATCTCTCCTTGGGGGCTCTTACGCTGATTTCGAGCAAAAAGCAATTAGAGGGGCGTCGTCTGACACTAATGACCTTAGAGATGCCCGGCAAGACCACATTAACATGCTCACAGACTTGGCCATTTATCTTATCCAAGAGGACGGCAAAATCCTTAGTGGGGAGCAAGGTGTAAAAATAGACCCCAGTGAGATAGACAATTACGTTACAAAGGCGGCTAAAGTTCTTGAGGAGAGGTTTGATTACATTACCGGCTTCCCCAACAAGAATACGACACTGCGATTGCCAAAAGAGGCTTCCGCATTTAAGAGCGAGCTAAGCGCTGGGATGAGGATGACTGTTTCTGAGTTATCCCCCGAGCAAATTGCGTTTACTTCAAGCTTTGGCTACGAAATGGGCAGCGAAGAGTACGCCATGGAAAGAGACGCTTATGTTTTTGAGCTTAAAGGCTCATACGGCTGGATTGCATCTAATGACGGTCGCTCGGCAATACTGGTGGACCGCAACGGTGGCGCTGTATTCAAGTCGGTGAATGGAGTCCCAGAGTTTATTATGGTGCCGTTCTTTGAAGCCGCGAAGCAAGGCTCTGCAGAAATGCAAAGGCTTGAGGCAGAGCTTACGACTGTTCAGCCGCCAGAGGCATACCTAGAGCGTCGTGGCATCCAATGACGGAAATTTACTTCCCATCGGTAAATAAAGACACGTCTCACGTTGGTAGGTATTTTCGTGACACGCCAGCATCATCCGCATCCGTCTTGTACCAAGAGTTTATAACCGCGCAACAGTTCGGCTCGGAGGCCATAAGCTCGGTCGGCGGATATTTGCACTCTCAGCTTTTTGATGAGACAAATCTCACAGCAGAAGAGTACCGCGCTAGTCGTTACTTTAGAGAAGGCCTATCTGTCCCCGAGGGCGGGATTAAAGAGAGCGTTGCATCTGCCCTCGCAGAAGCCCATGACAGGAGGTTTAAGAGAAACCTTGTCCTGTCTCGCGCCAAGTCAGGAATGGGGCTAAGCTCCGCTAGGTTTGGCGCGGGCATTGTGGGCAGTGTCTTAGACCCAGTAAACGTTGGCGTTGCTATTATGGCCCCAGTTGCTGTTGGCATGTATGCCCCGGCTCGTGCGGCCGCTATTAGGGCCACGTCAGGAATAACGCAGAGGTATGGCATCACAGCAGGGCGTGTATCAGCAGGCGCTGGTGAAGCCGCCCTTGGGGGCGTTTTGTTTGAGGCGGCGGTTGCATATCCCGGGACAAGAATACAACAAGACCCTGAGTACGGACTTTTTGATGCTTTCTTGAATGTCACAGTCGGCTCTGTTTTGGGCGGTGCCGTGACAGGTATTGGCGGCAAATTTTCAGATGTTTTCCGAAGAGCCAACCCAGAGACTGTGCATCAGGCAATGCAAACGGCCACGTCGCAAATTGTAGAGGGCATACCCGTCAGAGTTGACGCGGTCCTTGATGCGGACCCGACTATAAGCCCGTCGTTACGCGCCGAGACTGAAATAAAACGGACACGGAGAGAAGTAGAGGCTTTGTTTGTGCCAAGGCCTAAGTCCAATGAATTGCCACCACTGTTAAAGGCGATAAACAACAAACCCCAAACGCTTTTTGGTTTTATTAAAAAACAGGGCGGGATTGACCCTAAGTCCTCTGGCGCGGCGGAAATCAAACAAAAGCTGGATACCGCGACCTTTAGTGTTATGAGGAAAAACGGTCAGACGGTAGAGGCTATGGCGGAGTTAGCGCAGCAGGAAGGTTATTTTCCGGGCCGCGTGGATACATACGATGACAAAGTCTCAATTGATGACCTTGTCGACGCAATTGAAGCTGGCCGGTTTAGCGATATGGACCCACTGGCTACCGCAAAGCAGGAGGCAGAAGACCTTTACGAGCAAGTTTTAGAGTTTGGCATCGACCCTAAAGGGCTTACGGACGAAGAGCTTTTAGACGAGTTGACTGTTCGCCAAGGCGCTTTAACTGAGGCAGAAGCCCTTGAGTTAGAGAGGAGCCAAGGACCAGGCGTAACGAGAGAGCAGCTAGATGTGGAAATAGGTATAACCCAAGACTTGTATGAGCGTGGCGCTGGCCTAGTTGACTACGAGGGCGTCCAAATTGAGATGCAGACCCTTGCAAAAGAGTTTGACAAGCGTGTGGAAACAGAGGACTCACGCATCACAAGCATAGATAAGGAGCTTGCCTTGCTGCAAAGGGAGGTGCAAGCAATGCGGGCAAATGACTTGCTGTCAGAGCAAGAACTTCTTGACTTGCGGGGGTGGGACGAAGTCATACGTCGTGCTGACGATATGCAACCAATCGCAGAGGCCGGCGCATATTGCGTGCTGGGTAGATAATGGCTAACTGTGTTGACCTTGTAACTAGACTGGCGCAAGAGCGAGGCCTTAATCCGTCCAGCGACGAGATGAGCGCCCTTATCCGCGAGTTTGAGAAAGAAATATTAAAGCGTCCAGTTATGGGGCCAGACCGTCTTAATGTGGCGTTTGACATTGCTGTCAACAAAACAAATGAGATGCGTATGGCCGCTAGACAGGCAAAGAGAGAAGCCCTTATAAAGCTTGTTAAGCGACGTGAAATTAACTCCAAGATTGACGAGTACGCATCCGGCGACATCGTAAAGCTTGTAAAAACAAAGACGCAATCCGAAAAGCAGCTAAACGGCTATTCAGCGCAAATGCTCGGCACATCCCAGCTTGTTGCTGGGGCTCGTGATAGTGCTGCCGCCCGGAAGGCCGGGCTTGAGTTAAATTTTACCGGCTCATTACTTAAAAGCTTGCATGACGCTGGAGGGCATCTGGAAGATGTTTTGCGCAAGGGCAGTCTTGACGAAGAAGTCTATCGTTATGCTTATGACCGCAATGCAGATGTGTCTGCCGACGCTAAGGCAATACACGATGTAATATTCCAACACCAAAACGCACAACGCGAGCGCAAAAACAGGGCTGGCGCATTTATAGGGGAGCGTGAGGACTTCCTTGTAAGACAAACCCACTCATCACAGGAGATTAGGAAGGCTGGCCCCGAACAATGGAAATCAGACATTTTGGGCCTTTTGGACCAAGAAAAAACTTTCAAATTCTTTAGCAGCCAACAAGAAATAGATGGGTACCTAGACGACCTTTACATGAGGTTCGCGTCCGGTAGGCACAACCTTGTGGATGACGGCCAAACAGGGTTAATTGGCACGCCGCAAACATTTAATATGGCAAAGAAGATAAGCCAAGCCAGAACCCTGCACTTTAAGGATGGCTCTTCCGCGTTTGAATACGCCAAAAAGTATTCGCGTGACGGCATATGGGATAAGTTGTTTGAGGCTGCACGCTACGACGCCCGCACGGTAACATTGCTCGAAATGTACGGCACAAATCCGAAGGCAATGCACGACAGCATTATTAATGACTTATTGCTCCGCGCACAAAGGAGTGATGAGAGCGTTTCCGGGTTGCAACTCAAAAAGCTAGAGGCCGAGTTCCAGATGCTTAACGGCGAAATGGACATTCCGGCGAACACGAGTTTGGCGCATATAGGGTTTGGGATGCGGGCTTTAGAGAGCATGTCAAAGCTCGGAGCAGCCGTCGTTTCAGCTTTTTCAGACCCAGTATTTAAGGGGGCAACGCTTAACCGGCGCACGGACATGGGATTTTTTGGCTCATATGCCAAATCATTTTCCGGCCTGTTGGACCGAGTGCCTAAATCAGAGCGCAAGCATGTTGCAGAGCTTACCAACATTTATTATGAGGGGGCTCTTGGTAAGATGTTTACGCGGGCTGGCTCTATCGACGGCATGCCCGGCAAGATGGCCAAGGCACAAGAAACATTTTTTAGATGGAGCTTGTTACAAGGATGGACGCTGTCTCATAAAGAAGGCATTGCGCACGCCATAGCATTTGATTTGGGGCGGTATAGAAACACAGATTTTGACAGCCTGCCACCAAACACAAAAAGGAATCTGCAACTTTACAGAATTACTGCTGACGAGTGGTCGACTGTCCGGTCCATGGAGACAAGGTTTGAGGAAACTAACCGGCATTTCGTAACTCCCGGTGGCGTTAGGTCCTTAACAAATGAGGTTATTGACCCAATCGTTTCCAAACAGTTTGGCACGACTGACATTAACGATGGTATGCGGCAGTCATTTCGGGATACGTTTGCCACCAAGCTCCAAACAATGTTTCACGACATCGCAGACGAGGGCGTTGTGACGCCCGGTGAAAGAGAAAGGCTCCTGTTAACGGGGGGAACGCAGAAAGGCACATATTTGGGCGAGTTTTTGCGGTTCCTGTCCCAATTTAAGTCCTTTCCCGTCACAGTCATAAGCAAGCAATTGCTGCCGCAATACTACGCTGCGGGCGGAGGGGTTCGCGGCGCTGCCGCATTAGTGCCAATCATTGTCTTAACAACAACCCTCGGATATATTTCTGGCGCGGCAAAAGATGTTTTGCGCGGGCGAGAGCCTAAAGACCCTAAATCTCCGGCTGTGTGGAGAGATGCGCTTTTGCGTGGCGGAGGGCTGGGTATCTTTGGAGACTTTATGTTTGCTGAATACAGTCGGTACGGGCGTAGCTTTGAGCAAACAGTTGCTGGCCCAGCAATCGGCACATTCTCAGATGCCCTATCACTTGCCCATAAGTCGGCAATGTTGAAAGCTGACGCGCAGGATTACTTCCAGTTTATTAAGAGCATAACGCCTGGCGCAAACCTGTTTTATACAGAGGCCGCGTTTAATTATCTGCTGTTTTACGGGTTTATGGAACAGATGGAGCCCGGTTATTTAAGGCGCATGGAGGCGCAAAGGCGCAAGGACTACGAGCAAGAGTTCTGGCTTCCGCCATCAGACTCAGCAGTGCAGTTTTAATTGATGGGGTTTTGCGGTATAAGATACCGAAGGAGTGACGCATGACAGTCAGCAGCTCAACAACCAAGGTAAGCTACAGTGGTGACAACAGCACCACTGTTTTTGCTTATACTTTCAAAATCTTCGCAGATGCAGACCTGACGGTTATTGTGCGTACCGACGCGACTGGCGCTG